AGCATATTTTGAAGATATCGGAATAATTCCACATTTCATCGATGCAATCATAGCAGTGGATAGACAACCCATATTGAGAATGGTTCCCATTAAGCGGTGATGATGCACCCGACACGCCGTGTGTGTTTGACTTGTGCGGTGTGGTGTGGTACGCGGAAGTGTGCGTGAGAAGACGGTGCGGTTTGGGCGTGTCGTGTTTTGTGGTGTGGTATTATATGAGTATCAAGTTAAGGAAAGGAAAAAATAAAATGATAAATGATACTGTTATTAAGGATTACGTAGAGGACTATATTATTAATAGCAATCAGTTTATAGATGAATTTGATATTGATTCGATTGTTGAGAATTTGCATCATGTCGCGTTGTCTAATGATATGGATATTGAGTCGTATACTGATTGTGATTCGTTTCCGGCTGATGATTTTATTGAAGCGTTCGAGCAAGCGTGACGAAGATTGACATATAATAACCCCGATAGGAAAAAACCTATCGGGGTTATTTGTTATTTTAGTCGTGCTCGAAAATATTCATATTGTATGCGAAATTGACGATACCTGCTGCGCCTGTACCGCTTAATACATCTATTATGCTGAAATTCATACCGTCGAATTTTAGTTTAAGCGGTGTTCCGTTATCGAGAAAGCCCATAAGCATAGTCCACGCACCCCATGTGTTTGATTTGTTTAGTGTGTTTGACTTGTGCGGTGTGGTGTGGTACGCGGAAGTGTGCGTGAGAAGACGGTGCGGTTTGGGCGTGTCGTGTTTTGTGGTGTGGTATTATATGAGTATCAAGTTAAGGAAAGGAAAAAATAAAATGTCGAATTATAAATCTAGAGAATTTTACGAAAAAATGTTTATCGCATATATTGATGAATGCGGGCTTGATTCGAATATGTGGAATTACTGTAAAGCCGGTTTGATTCTTTTCAATATCGCTAAGGGACATAATTTTGAGTGGCCTACTGCGTTCGATGATTTACCTAAGGGTCAAATGTCGGCTATTGTACGGGATACGGTATGGAAGTATTAAAACAAGGGAGTATTAAAATGAGTTTCATGAATATTGAAGCATTGTCTAATTCGATTGATTTTAACGTGAATAGTATTTATGATGTGCTTGTGTATTTTGTTGATATTGCGTCCGATTGTTTAATCGAAACTCGGTTTGTTGATTGCATTGATGCATATGGGCTTAGGGATGTGCTTGATGATGGTGTGTTTTACGTTCCGGGTGCTGTATGTTTGGGGTATCGGATTAATCGGTGATTGTGAAAGGTTTCATCATGTTTAAGAATGATAAAAAAGTTGCCACGTTTTTGCTGGAGAGGGATTGACCATGTTTTGCAAACGTAATGCTTGCGATTTTATTAAAGCGCACAGGTGTCGTGGTGAGCGTCGTGTTAAGGCGGTTGGCATGAGTGCGAAGTGGTTTAAATGTGATTCGTACGTGTCCGATTATGTGTTTGCGCATTGTCGTGATATGGTTGATTTGATGCGGCGGGGATTGTGGGCGGGGTGAGATAAATGGCCTATTAGCTCAGTGGTTAGAGCGGCATCCTTATAAGATGTGCGTGCTGGGTTCAATTCCCGGATAGGCTACGCGATTGTGATATATTGGGTCATGGCATGTCATTCGATGTGTCATGACCTTTTTTATTTGTGAGGCGTTTTGATGGATATTAGTTCGATTGTAACCGTTATTGGAAGCGTGGGTTTTCCGATTGTCGCGTGTTGCGGAATGGCATGGTTTATCGCCACGACGTTTAGCGATTTTAATGATTTGATGACTAAGAACAATGTGCTGACCGAAGAACTTATTGCATTGCTTAAGGATAATAAGGGGGATAATGATGCGTCGAATATGGCGTAGCGTGTTAGCTTGTGTTTGTGCGTTGTTGCTGACTGTGGTACCGTCTGCTAACGCGGATATGCGTGGTATTGACGTGAGCAATTGGCAGTGTGACATTGACACGGCGGCGGTGGATGCTGATTTCGTTGTGGCGGGTGCCACATGGGGTGTCGGTGGTTTTAACAACATGTGTTTGACCAATGGCGTGAATCAGGCCGCAAACTATCAGCTCGGGCGCGCAACGAATAGCGGCAAAAGTATCGGCGTGTACCATTACGCGATGGGGCGCGACGCGAATGCGGAAGCTGACTTTTTCATAGACAACGTGCGCGGATACGTCGGTAACGCGGTACTTGTTTTGGACTGGGAATCTCAGGATAACCCGCAGTTTGGTAATGGCGCGTGGATTGAAACGTGGGTTCGTCGCGTGCATGGTCGTACACAGGTGTGGCCGATTGTCTATGCTCAGGCGTCAGCGCTGGGGCAGCTTACCTCATATGTGCGTGAGCATTGCGGGGTGTGGGTCGCACAGTACGCGTCAATGGCTGCAACCGGCTATCAGGAAACGCCGTGGTTATACGGCGCATATGGTGAAGCAATGCGTCAGTACACGTCGAACGGGTATGTGTCGGGATATGCTGGCCGATTGGACTTGAATTATTTCCGGGGCGAACGATGGCAGTGGGATGCATACGCGCGCGGCGACGGTGCGAATGTGTCCGCACCGGAAACTAATTCCGGTGGGAATGTGTCGCAGTCGGCTTGCGTGGTTGTCGCGTCCGGTGACACATTGTCGGCTATCGCAGCGCGTACTGGACTGTCGCCGTGGCAGTCGTGGCATGGATACGCTTCCGGGAACCCGTCCGTTATTTATCCGGGGGAAACCGTGTGTTACGGCGGTGGCACGGTTGCGCAGCCGGATATGGCGCGCACGCATGTGGTTGTGTCCGGTGAGTCTTTGTGGTCGATTTTCGGCGGTGATTGGGCGCGGGTTGCCGGGCTTAATGGCTTGTCTAACCCGAGTTTGATTTATCCGGGGCAGATTTTGCGCTATTGAGAATCATTATCAATAATCGGCGTGTCGCTTTTTTGCGCACGCCGATTTTTGTGCTATAAATATTTATGTCGCCAAAAAATGGTTGACAGAAAAAAATAGATACAAAGGATAACAAACATGCGAAAGATTCGTAAGGTAATCGCGGACAGCATCATAAGCTATTATGACCGGGACGGCGTGGCACAGACGTTCCACACCACCGGAAACGTTCGCAACGTTGAAATGGCCGTCAAGGTGCTTATGGACGCCGGCATCGTTAACGTATTGGTTGACGATATTACGGTCAATAAGACTGTGTACGTCATGGACGTTGAAACGTTCATCGAACATGCCGAACGTGTCGCGACTGACGTAACCGGCACCGACAACGACAACGACAACGATATTGAATTCTGAAAGGAACTGAAATGAACGAAGAAAACGAACAGATGAACGACACCACCGTGAATGAAACCGCACAGAACACCGCTGACAACTATCGTTACATTTGCACGATGGACAACAGCACGTTTGAGGGCAAGCGCGCGATCGTCAACGCACGTAATAGCGCGTTGTCGTTGAATGGACGCGGTGCGGAACCGTTGACGGTTGTCGGTGCCTACATCGCGCCGGGCGTGCGTTCTCAGACTGGACAGAAATGCGCAAACGTCTATCTTTTCGCAAAGGACGGCACGACGTATTTCAGTCAGTCACAGGGAATCTACCGCAGCGTGCTGGACATCTACGACATGTTCCCCGATTTCAACGCGCCGGACGGCATCACCGTCGCAGTCAAGCAGACCGCACTTGGTGGCGGGCGTTCCACGAAATCGCTTGAAATCAAGTAGTTCGGAATGAAAACAAAAAGTGCCATACATGCTATGGCACTTTTTTTATAAGGTGGTGAACATGCCTAGAGCGCATAAACAAGCGGACGTTTTGACAGCGAAACGCAAGCGCGTGCGGCGTACGATAAACAGTCTGAAAAAAAGCATTACCGACACCATGCCCGAAAGTGAAGCACATGCACGACGTGTTTACATTCAGCGACTTGAAACGCAGCTGAAAAACACATATGTAGGCCGTACCCGCGACGCTGCAATGCGTGACGAATTGTATCAGCGCGCCAATGAAAAAGCCGACGTGCTGATTCGACAAACCGAAAGTGTGCGCGGCGGCAAAGGGCGCGCGAAAGAACGCGCACGTTCGTTCAATATCTTTCGCAATGAAATGCGAATGGCATCCAAGGGGCTACCGAGCGCGCTAGGCGATCTCGGCCGGGAAAAAGTCAAGGTGTTTTGGCGATACACACAAAACATATGGCAGAAATCGAACGTACCGCCGAACAAACGATTAGAGACCATTATGCAAGCATATGACGCCGATACACTCAGCGAGCTTTTTGACACTATCATGCGACGAAACGAAAAGGCGCTGGAGTACGCCAAAAACATGAAAATGCATACAGGCGAATTGGAGGATTACACGGACGTTGAGGGCGGTAGTCCAATTTGGCTTATCGCGGTAACACCTGACGTTGTACGATGAAAGCTCGTAAAGATTTTCGGGTAGCGGCGATATTCGACACCGAAACAACGAACATTGGCGATGATGTCGAAACACGCGCATATCCGATATTGTACATCTTCAATGACATGCGTAATACGTCGGTGGAAGAGTATAACCCCGATACGGATGACGTGCGTTTCTACCGGCACACCGGCGAAGCGCTTATGTACATTGATGATCTTATCGCGTATGGCACGGCGCACGATTTTATACCGATCATTGCGGCCTATAATCTCATGTTCGATATGCAAACGCTCATGCTGGAACTGGCGCGAACGTACACGTTGCACGTCAACGCGCAGACGGCAACGTCCGTGTACACGCTCGATCTGTGCATAGGCGAGAATGAAGACGTGGTGTGCCGGTTTTGGGATACGTTCTACCTTGAAATGGGCGGACTGCGTGCCATGGGCGAGACATGCGGCCTACCGAAGGCCGTGGGCGACTGGGACTATACGCTTGTCCGCACGCCGGAAACGCCCTTGACCGACGAAGAGCTGTTTTACGCGCGGCGTGATGTACAGGTGATACCGCAATATCTGCAATGGCTGTTGCACGCTAATTCGTGGCTCACGGCCGATATGCTCGGTTGCCGTGTGCTCACCAAGACTTCGCTTGTACGTCAGATGGCACGACGTGAGATCGGTGGCCGTCGCGTCACATTGCGCGGCGGCAAGAAACTAACGTTGCAACGCGCGTTTGAAACCACTTGCGGCCAAGAGTTTCCGAAGGACTATGATTCTTACGCATTACGTAAGGCATGTTTCCGTGGCGGTCTTACATTCACATCTGCACGAACGGCAAGCGTAGTAGTGGATAACGTCGCATCGCTTGACGTGACCTCAATGCATCACGCTTTCATCAATGGCCGTAGATTGCCGGTGAAATTCGCGCCGACACCACCGGAACTCTTGCAGATAGCATGTGAAAGCATTGTAGACACGTCGCTTATTGACGTGCTGGCGCATTACGACGATCCTTTTCACATGGGCGTGCATGTCGCCGTGCGTTTCACGAATATAAGACTACGCAAGGGTACGTGTTTCGACGTTTGGGGCATCGCGATTTGTCCGCGCTCGAAATTCGTGCGCACATTACGCGCGGATACCGATTACAGCAATAACGAGAGAGCGAAGACACAGGATAACAGCATACGCGCGCACGGCTATGTGGACACCGCCGTAAACCCCACATACGCGTTCGGCAAACTATATAGAGCAGATGAATGCGTATTACACGTTAACGAAATTGAACTGTGGATTATCGGACAGGTTTACGCCTATGACGAAATGCAAGTACTGTACGGCGAAAGCACCACTAAAACCATAATCCCACCGGATTACGTCACCTTGCAATCCAATATGCTTTTCGCGCGGAAAACCGACGTGAAAAACCTTATCAAGGGCTACACCGAAGGCGTACCATACGCGGACGATATCCCCGAATCGATACCGGAAGGAATCGCCCACGACGCGAAGACAGGCGAACTGAGTATGAAATTCCTACAATCCTACTACGGTTCCACCGTGAAAGGACAATTTAATGGCATCTATGGCACACAGGCACAGGACGTAATGAAGGCCGATTATTGCGTGACGGGAGACGGCGAGCTGGAAGTGGACAGAACGACGATCTGCACGCCCGAGAATTTCGCGAAAAAACGTCCGCATACGCCGCGCGTGCTGTACACCTACGGTATGCGGATTGTCGCCGGTAGCCGTATGCACCTTATTATTGCCATGATGCTCGTCTATGCGCGGCTGGGTGATAGGGTGACAGTGACCGGCGGCGATACGGACAGCCTCAAGATTCGATGCGATGCGGACGTGACCGATGCCGATTTGCTGGAAAGTCTGCAACCGTTGCACGACGCGATCGAAACCGCTATTAACAGAACGATGCGGCGCGTGCGAGTCACCGCGCCGGATATGGCGAGTACGTTGGAGCATATAGGCAAATTTGAAGTAGAGGACTGCGGGGGCACCACCCGATACACGAAGCATATGGAACTGTGGAATAAAGCACGCGTGAGTCTCGATATAGGCGGACGCGTACATGTGACGTGCGCGGGATTGCCGCGACCTGACGGCGCTTACACAATTGAGGAGTTTTTGCATGACCTTATGGCGGGCGGACGTGATTTTGCCGAAGCCGTCGGAATGTCGCTCGGCTATGACGTGCTTGTGGACTATGGTATATGCCATACCTTGCAACGCAATCGGCCGCATGTGTGGGATAGGTATGTCGGTAACGTCACTGATTATCGCGGCGAGACGGCGCACGTGGATGTGCCCGAAGCGATCGGACTATACCCGTCGGGGCGATGGTTGGGTGAATCCGATAAACAGGCAAACGAAGAAAACATTACGTATCTGCAAACCACGTATAATAGACATGTGGAGACGACACCACGTGAACTTACATTAACGAATGGGAAGCCAAGGATTGTGAGCATAGATGGCGAACTACTATTATGATCGACTCAGGACACAGATATTGCCGCGCAATGCTGACGTTAATCTGATAATCGGGGCGCGCGGCCTTGGTAAAACCTATGGCGTGCGTCGGTATATGCTGGAGGATTATATTAAAAACGGTATCTGTTTTGTTGAGGTCACTAGATACCGTGAGGAAAATAACGACGTGGCGGCAAAATATTTTGACAGAATAATAGAAGATAATATTTTCCCCGACTACGATTTTAGAGTACACAATAAGATAGCTGAAATACGTCGTAACGGTGATAAAAAATGGCGGACATGCGGCTATTTCATCCCATTATCATTACAGCAGCAGAAGAAAAAAAGCACATATGTTAATGTACGTAACATTTGCATGGATGAAATTATCATAGACCCTGACGATGTGTATCATCATTATTTGCGTAACGAATATGAACAATTGGCTAACCTTGTAGACACCGTCACGCGTGAACGCGCCGACGATAACAAGCTGCGCAAACCGCGAATCTTTTTATTAGGTAATGCGTGCGACGCATATAATCCGTATTTCAAACATTATGACGTGCCCTTGGAACCTGCGTTCGGTTTGCAATGGCTTGACGGTAAGACGTGTATTTTCGATTATGTTGAAGATGATAAATACGCTGAACAGAAAACGAAAAACACCGTTGCGGGGCGCATGATGAAAAATAATGATGATGTCACCGCTAAAAACAAATTCAAACATCATGACACTGATTTTATTGAAAAACCACACAACCACGCCAAACTTACTTATGTTTTCCGTTGGTTGCGACGGGAATACGGCGTTTATGTTGATTTACGTTGTGGCTACGTTTTCACATCATCAAAATATGACGGGGGCGCGCATGTGCCGTATTTCGCAATTACGACGGATGATAACAAGCTTAATTATCTTACGGCAAATGTTGCAAAAGACTTGATTAGGAATCTTACGTCATATTATGCGTTAGGCTATTTACGCTACGATACGGTGGAAACGCAACACGCCGTAATTGCAATGCTTAGAAATTTCGGCGTAAAATAAACACGGCATACACGAGGTGTTACAGTGAGAATGTTAAAACATTATCGTTGATAACCACGGTTGACTCCGCCAATGATATGGCCGTGAGGGAAAAGCGCGCCGTTCGTCGCTGTGAATCATGTCGCAAGTGTGCTATTCTTAAGTCGTGCCGGTTCGGTATTCGTTCGCCGGTACGACTTTTTCATATATGAAAGGAAAAAATAATGGATGACGAAACCCCTGAGGAAAGGGACACCGCCGAACGCGATGACCTTACGGAAAACGAAGCGCACCGTGAGGGCGAGTTCGATGACTTGCGCGACATGCTACGCGACGTGCTTGACAAGGTGAGCGCGCTAAGCGAACGCACGGACGCAATCAGCGCACGAATCGACGGCATATACGACAACTTCACCGATTCCGTCGCGCAGATGGTCGAAAACGGCGCGACCGTCAAGGAAACCGACGATGACGCAGCGGAAGCAATCGCGCAAGCGGCGGCGGAAGACTTGGAAAATCTCGACTACACGCTCTAACGGATAGGAGATATGCATTATGGCTGTAGACAATGCGACAATTTTGGACAAAGTGCGACTCAAGGGCACCGACGATTATCAGCAGCGTATTCCGAGCGCGACGCAGACCGGCGTGGCTAACACCATGCGGTACTTGTTTGACCCGATGAATCGGCAGTATCTTAACGACTGTGTTTGGAGCATGGTCAATCGTATCGGGCTTACCGTAATGGCGCAGAACGAACCGTTTGAAAACCCGTTGTCGATTTTCAAGAAAGAAAACTTGTACTGGGGGTCGACTGTACAGGAAATCGCCGTCAAATGGATTAAGGCGCATGGCTACAAGGATGACGCGGAAGATTTGCTGAAAATGCACCGACCCGAAGCGGCGGTGTGGTTCTACGAAATGAACCGCAAGGACCAATATCCGATTTCATGGACCGACGATGAATTGCGACAGGCGTTCGTGGATGATTTCGGCTTGAACCGTTTCGTCGCGCAGATTATGGAAACACCGCGCAACAGCGATAATTACGATGAAATGAACATCATGCTTGCGCTGATTCGCCATTACGAGCAGAATCTTGGTTTCTACAAGGTGCATCTTGACGCGGCACCAAACGACGAAGCGTCGGCCAAGACGCTGCTCAAGGCGTTGCGTGCGACCGCCGGGCGTATGCGTTTCCCGAGCACCCAGTACAATGCGCTTAACGTCCCCGACATTCCGGCATACGCTAACCCCCAGCAAATGGTATTGCTTATCGAGCCGGAATATCTCGCGTCACTTGATGTCGATGCGTTGTCAGCGGTGTTCCAACTGGATAAGGCCGACGTGCCGTATCGCATCATTCAGGTTCCAAACCTTGGTATCCCCGGCGCGGTGGCGTTGCTTGTGTCCACTGATTGGTATCAGGCGCGTGATACCCTTTATGGCACCACCCAGTTCTATAATCCTCAGACGCTCTCGAACACGATGTATCTCAACCATTGGGGTATTTACGGCGTGTCGCCGTTCACCCCGTGCGCGTTGTTCACCACCGATGCGGGTACGTCAATCAATGTTGTGACGCAGACCGTGACAGGTTTCACGCTGACCGCACCTAGCACGCAAGTTAAACCGGGTGCCGTGATACAGCTTACGCCGAAACTCACCGCCACCGTCGAGCCTACCGGAACCGCCATTCAGGTTGCACCGAACGCGGCGACGTACGAAGTTTCGGGAAAGCGTAAGACTACTACTTCTGCGTTTCCCCTTAATGTCAATACGTTCGTGGATGATCAGGCGCGCTTGCATCTTCAGCGCGATGACCTCAATAATGGTGATATCATCGCCGTAAAGGGTACTGCCACATATGTTAACCCGAATGGCGAGACCACTAAGTACACCAAGGAATTGCTATTGACCGTTGCCGATGCTGCGGCAGCGAGTGCGCCTGAAACGTCGGTTGATAAAAAGTAAAACCCACTGATAGAATCGGGGATATCGGAAAAACCGGTATCCCCGATTTTGTATGTGAAAGAGGTATCAAAATGAAATTCTCGCACTTGGACGGCGCGACGTCGTTTCCCGGTGACAGTACTCATGTATACGAACAGTACCGTAATGTTTTCGATTACAATATTTGGACGCCAAACACTGTAATTAAACTTTGTCATGTTAATTGGTTCGATGATTACCACGACGTCGTGAAATTCCCCGATGACACCGCACGAAACATGTGGTTTGACAAACTGGACGGCGAAACCGTCAAGCTCACAACTAACATGTATATCGCACGCGCCGACACGGACGGCATAAAATTGCCCGTGCCCTACATGACGGCGCAACAGTATAATTACATTGTCGTTGACTTTTCACATGACATTATCAACACGCCGTATCAGAAAACCGACGTGCAGACACGCTATCATTTTTTCATCACTTCCGTACGCGCGGAAGCACCGAACACGACAACATGCATGCTCACGCGTGACGTATGGACGGACTATATCAACAGCACCACAATCAACGGCCTACTGTTGTCACGCGGACACGCGCCGTTAACGGAAACGACACCGCAAGAACTGCTGAAAAACCCGCGCGCGAACTGCCGTGACTTCACATTGCCCGACGTCGATTATGGCAATGCCGCGTCGAATATCAGGAAAAGCACGCCGTTTAATCTGCAAAACGGCACAAGATACATCTGTGTAGCCGCAACGTTTTCGTCCGAACAATTGCAAACCATGAGTGGCATGCGCGGCACGAACATCACGGACAGCGACCCGACATACAACAATAACGATGACACGGTAACGGGTTTTTCGTGGGGTGCCGGAAACATTTATACATCGAATGTCGCTGGCGCGGGCACATCGTACAATACTATCGATAATCTCACTGCAAGCAACGTGACCATGTACGCGCTCGAATCGTCCAAAATATCAGGCGAATATTTCGACACGCTTTTCGCATATTATCCACATATCATGTCACAGATTACAGCGGTTTTCGTCGCCACCGCAAACATGATGCGACTTGGTAACAGCGTTAACGTGAATGGCGTCGAATGGCATACAGTCAGCGGCGCACGGACAAAACTATCCGATATTGATTTAACTATCGACGATTTCGGATATGCTAGTGAATACGAACAAATAACACGACTGTATCTTGCACCATACGCACACTTGGAAATATCCGACAACATCGGCAATAAAACCCGGGTGGAAATAGCCGACTGCGGCCACCTTTCGGTACAGACTATCACATCCCTCAGCTATCCGATATTGCGGCAAATCGCATGGCTTGACGGCATCGGAAGCGACGGCAGCACGTCCATTGGCATTGACGCAATCGACGGAAACAGCATCACCGCCGACGTGCCGAACGCGGACGCGCTCAAAACACTCATATCGCACGACATACCGACATACGCGCTGCAACGACGCGCAATCGACGCGCACCGCGCCGACGCATACAATCAAGAAATCGCGCAAGCACGCCAAAACGCCGTTATATCGTACGAAAACGGCGCACGCTCGGCTAACGTTGCATTGAGCAACACCAATCGAAGCAATGCGAACAGTATCGCTAACACGAATCTGACGAACGCGCTTAATTCCACCGTCACGGCCAATTCCAATAATGCGTCTAACGCAATCTACAAAAACAACGTAACACAGCAAAATTTGCTACTTAGCGCATCTAACAACAAAATCGACGAAATGAACACGGCATCCTTAGATTTGACAACGCAACTCGTGGATACGGAAATCACGGCGAGTGCGATTGGTACCGTCACTGCGGCAATAGGTGCGATAGGCACGGCGGCGACCGGCATAGCGGTGACGGCGGCGACGGGCGGCGCGGCGGCACCAATGGTGGCGGCGGGACTCGGCGCAGCCGGAAGCATAGGCTTGTCAGGCGCGAGTTTCGCCACCGGCGCATCCAAAACGTCGGCGGAAGCCGCTTACAAGCAAGCGTACAATGATGCAGCGGCGTTCGCATCGAAAAAATACAATGGTCAGGCGAACAGCGTCAGTATTGCAATGGCGGGCACGCAGAACATTCAATCCACGACGCTTAACACCAACAACACGAACGCAAGCAACGCCACGAACAGCAGCGTTGCGGCCAACAATGCGAACACATCGAATGCGAACGCGTCGGCGTCACGCAATCAGAGCGTGGATAACGCGAAACGCGTCATGGTAAACACACGTTCCAATGTCAGCATGGCATGGCGCGACTTGCTCAACCATGCCGCGCAACCCGTGGGAGCATACGGTGGCGACAACTTCAGACAAGCCACGGGGCTTGACACCATGACCGTGAAAATCGTCACCGAAGATAACGGCGCGATAGCGGCGGCGGGCGATTACATGCTGCGCTACGGCATCGCAAGCAACAAACTTTATAATCAGCCGATTCTAACGCCTTGCAAGCATTTCACGTATTGGCAAGCCGCCGATGTATGGACGGTATGCCTGTTCGCGCAAAACGAGCAATTGCAGACAATCAGGGATATTTTCAGCAACGGTGTTACAATATGGAACAGACCCGAGGAAGTCGGCAATGACTTCGTACACGACAATCTATAAGGTGGAAAAATATGGGACGCAAACGTACGCATAAAAGACCGTTGACCCGTGCGGAATTGGGCGAACGTGGTGCACCGATGTGGCAGCAGTCCGAAGCGCTTAACTCGCAAGCGTATTCGATGGCGTATTCTCAAATGTTGAATATCGCGCTATCACGTTTCAAGTGGCTGAATCTGCCGAAAACATGCAACGCGTGGTTTTTGGAATACAATCTATTGTATTTCGGTTACGCCACAATCGCGTTTCCACATAGCAAACCGGGTGTGTTTTTCAGCACGCAAGCAGTGACCACATCGAATTTCAACGTCTATTACAAGCCGAAAAAATGGGATAGTTACGGCATCAACGGTTGGCGTTTTCCGGTGAACAACTCGAATGGTGTTTTCATTTACGCTAACCGCGCACGTACGCCACTCATTCCGACTATTGAATTTTTCGCGCACGAAATAGAGGACTTGTACATGACGCGACGGCAAAACCGTTTCAACCAAAAAACGCCGTTCATCCTTGAGGTTCCAGCCGGACAGCAAACCGCGGGCGTCAACGTTATCAAGCAAATCTCAGGCGGTGAAATGGCTATCATGGCGACACCGGGCTTCACCGATTCCATGAAAGCCAACGTGCTGAAAACGAACGTCGAATATATCGGAATGGAATTGCAGACCGATATTCAAAACACATGGAACGCGTTCTATCAATCGTTAGGCATTAAAAATCTGCCGCTTAAAATGGAACGACAGACAGCTGATGAAATCAACGATTACGGAGAACCAACTGACCTACGCGCGCTCAGTGAATTGGAGGAACGTCGCGCGGCATGCGATATTCTCAACACAAGGTTTAGAAAATATCTCAAGGAACCGATACAAGTTGTATGGAACGAAGACAACGTTTCCCGCAACTACGCTTACTTGACGGACGTTGAAAGAATGAACGACGATGACAATGCAGAATGACATAAACCATTATCAGCCATGCGAATCGCGCGACGATTTTCATGGCGTGATGACGTACACGTTCGGCGAACTGCTTGACGTGCCGGGCGGTGTTGACTGGGATAACGCCGCATGGTCATGGCGGGACGTTGCCTATGATGACGCGCAATACGTGCGCTGCTGCAAGAAAATCGAAAACCGTTTCTATGACCGGGAACTTGGCGTATTGCCCGCAAGCCGATGGAAACGGCATTTCCTACGATTGATCGCTGAAATAATGCCAACCCTGAAACCATTGTACGCGGCGGTTGACGGCAATTCCGGTGTCATGCTATCCGATATGGACACATGGCATAAAATGCGAACCGTGTTTTCCGATTTTCCCGCAACGCAGTTAGCCGAAAATCAAGACTACGCTAGTAACGCTACCGATAATCAATATGAAACGATTGCTAACGGTAATTTCATGGACAAAATCAATCGCGTACGTAACGGTGATTACGTCGATATTGACGTGTTATTGCTTGAACATCTTGAAACATGTTTCAGCCCATTATGGACGATAAACATAAACAACTATTGAAAGGATAATGCACATGTTTCCACTACTCCCGTTTTTCTCGGTATGGCCGTACACGCCAGCCATACCCGCGTTTTACTGGAACGCCAAAAGCCAAGAAGAAATAATAAAACATATCGCCTGTGAAATCGACCACATAACGGCATATCTTGACGAAATCGTGACCGATATCAACAACACATTGAACGACTACGATACAAGAATAAAAAACATTGAAGCGAACATAAACGATTACGCCGTTGCCATAGCGCAAATACAAGAACAAATTGACCACATAGGAAACACACAATTGATATGGAACGTCACAAAGGGCGAATATACTGATAGTAAAACCGCAATGCGTGACCTATACCGCGAACTAGCAGTTTACGGCGCGCGAATCAGTCAAATCGCTGACATTAACGTTGGCAAATTGGCTGAACACAAAACCGACGAAACACCCGCAGTCGGTAACCTCACCATATTCAACGACGATACGCCCCGTGTCACCGATGCGGAAACCGGCAAACCGTATCCGTCGTTATAAACACCGAAAGGATAATCCATTATGGCAGAAACAACAAATTACAAGCTCGAAAAATACGACGCGGGCAGTTCGGCTAATCTATTAGACCAATACAACGCGTCAATGGATAAAGTTGACAAGGCACTTAAGCAAATCGACAATAAAGCCGACCAAGCCCTTAATAAAAACACATTACCAGATGGACTAGCAGCGTTCTGCACAGCTTTAGGAATTTCCAGTACCAACGCCGCAACTCTAGGCGCAACGCTAAATCACATTCTGAACAAAATCGGAACCGAAACGTTTACCGTCACTGACCTTGCAAACGCAAAGAAAACCGCTGAGGGTTTCATCATTCCCGGTAAAAATGCCTAACAGGAAAATACATCATGTCAACAGAAACACCATTCTATCATCTGCCATTGTACGAAAGCGGCGACCTAGCGGATTTACGCGACGGGTATAACGCGGCAATGCGAATTATTGACCGTGTCATACATCAAATGCAAGTGCAAGCGGAAATTAACCACCCGCAAACAGCAATCCGAAAGGAAACCACAAAATGACAGACTACACACCCAATTTCAATCTTGAAAAATATACACCCGGTGACGCGGCAAACCTCAATGACCAATACAACGCGTCAATGGATATTATTGACACCAATCTATACAAAGTAAACACTAACGCTAGCAACGCACTAAACACCGCCAATCAGGCCATAACGCAAGTTAAAACCACAAACGATAGTCTAGCGGCATTAGGTGTAACCAATGAAACCACTGCAACCACGCTCAAAAACAAGATTGACACTACCGCGTCAAATCTCGCCGTCACAACCGAAACTGCAAACAATGCGGCTGCTAATCTAAACGCGTTAGGCGCAAATACCGTAGAAAACGCAACCAATCTTAAAAACCGTATAAACGACACATACACCAAAAATGAAAGCGACAATCGTTATTTAAAAATACCGGTTACACAAGATACGCTAGTCGCGATCGGCGATAGCTATTTCGAGGGTTTCAGAACGACTAACCCTACAACTGATAGCATGATAGTAAAAGCAGCACAAAAACTAGGCTTAAAATGCAATAATTTCGCAGTCGGCGGAAGCGGTTTCATAACCGGCACTAAAACATTTCTGCAACAATTACAGCAAGCTAACAGCACAATAACAGATAAAACTAAAATCAAATACGTTGTAATCGGCGGTGGCCGCAATGATGCATACAACACTTTAAAAGAAAGCGACGTTGTAACAGCGCTCACCTACGCTAAAACCAATTTCCCATATTCAAAAATCGTTTTCATACCAATGATGTTTGACAATACTTGGCCTACCCGTGATGACGGCCAAAAATACGGTGTCATGTGCGCCGGTGGCCGCAACGCAAACGTGCTCACAGTCAAGGACGCGCCCGCATGGGGTTTATACTATGCAAGCGGAATGACAGACATACACCCCAACACTGAAGGCTCAGAAATATACGCACAATACATAGCAACAGCAATCCAAAACAACATGTCAGCCATGCCACGCGTGGAACGTCACATAGACGTAAAACTTACGGGTGTAACGAACGGTTCACTCTCAGTGTTCATTAACGGGCTAGACATATCCTATGTGTTCCGTGGCAATAAAACAGAATGGAATCAAAACATTTTCGCCACCGTAAACAAATCAAACACATGGGGTGCGTGGACTATGCTTATGGGCTTTCTCGATAACGGAACACCGCTTAAACTAAAATTCGACGGTATGAATTTCAGCATAATAGATGTATTAAGCGGTACAGGCGCAGCAGGTATCGTCAATTTCGCATACAATATGAATATTTTCGAGCACGACTAAAATAACAAATAACCCCGATAGGTTTTTTCCTATCGGGGTTATTATATGTCAATCTTCGTCACGCTTGCTCGAACGCTTCAATAAAATCATCAGCCGGAAACGAATCACAATCAGTATACGACTCAATATCCATATCATTAGACAACGCGACATGATGCAAATTCTCAACAATCGAATCAATATCAAATTCATCTATAAACTGATTGCTATTAATAATATAGTCCTCTACGTAATCCTTAATAACAGTATCATTTATCATTTTATTTTTTCCTTTCCTTAACTTGATACTCATATAATACCACACCACAAAACACGACACGCCCAAACCGCACCGTCTTCTCACGCACACTTCCGCGTACCACACCACACCGCACAAGTCAAACACACACGGCGTGTCGGGTGCATCATCACCGCTTAATGGGAACCATTCTCAATATGGGTTGTCTATCCACTGCTATGATTGCATCGATGAAATGTGGAATTATTCCGATATCTTCAAAATATGCT